ATTCTCCTTGATTTCTCCTTGCGGCTGTTAGTTATTATATTGGATGTTTAGCTCAGTTGGTAGAGCAGTAGCTTGAAGCGCTATGTGCGGTTGTTCGATTCAATCAGCATCCATTTCCTTTAATAGGAATATTTCGGTCCTATATTCTCAACAGTAGAGAGTCCACCTTATAAGTGGAAGACGAATGGGCGGCACATTCTAGGACCATAATAAAAACTGATGATAGAAGGTATTAACTTTGGAAGAATGGAGAGATATAACTGGATATGAAGGATATTATCAAGTTTCTTCTAAGGGAAATGTCCGATCATTAGATAGAGTAATAAAAGTTTCTAATGGTATGAATAGGCATATAAAAGGTAGAACGCTTATTACTACTAAGGATAGAAATGGATACGTTAATGTAGGGCTAAATAGAGATAATAAAGCTATAGGGAAATTAGTCCATAGGCTTGTTGCGAATGCTTTTATACCAAATAAATATAGCCTACCACAAGTCAACCATATAGACCATAATAGAGATAATAATGATGTATCTAATTTGGAATGGTGTACCGCAAAAGAAAATTCTATTGATATGGCTATTTTTAATATGGGTAGCTATGTAGACAGTCACAACACATTAGGAACTCATAGCTGTATAGACTGTGGGAAATTAATAACCTATAAGGCACTAAGATGTAAATCATGTGCCACTAAGTTAATAGCAAAGGAAAAAGGTTCTTCCTTATATAAGAATAAGAAGCCTTTAACAAAAGAGGAAATTAATAAGTCTTTAACTAAGACTAATGGAAATTTTACAAAATCTGCCAAAGAATTTAATATGACAGATAACGCATTAAGAAAATGGTGTAAGAAATATGATTTGCCTACCCATAGTAGAGATTGGAGGGAATAGTATAAGGAACATAGTATATCAAGTACTATATTATTAGAAAAGATATTGGGATATAAACAATTATTTCCACATTGACGGAGGACTATTATCTTTCTATACTCCGTCTAATCGCTCCAGTAGCTCAGTTGGGTAGAGCATCTGCTTTGTAAGCAGGAGGTCGCAGGTTCGAGTCCTGTCAGGAGCATAAGGGCGCAAATAAACCTGAGGAGATGAGCTATCCCGTTCATCCAAGGCTATTGCGTCCATATTGTGATTGTAACTGGTGTTGGCCTGCCAGAAGAGGGCGGTTTGAACCCCGTGTGTGGTTCGATTCCACACCAATCACATTGGCCTAAGCAAGCCGTTAAACTGCTAAATTGATAGGATATTGGGACTGCTATGATACCCTATCGGTAAAATAAATATATTAGCGAAAACCAAGCTAATAAATAAATACTAAACTGGGCCGGAACGGCCCTTAGTAAAATAGCTATAACCTATATCTAATATTATATTAGGCAAGCATGTAGTGTTCCTAGAAGCTCGGTCATTCATATCCGAGTAGTTCACGCGGACATAGTTCAATGGTATAATAACAGCCTTCCAAGCTGTAGATGCGAGTTCGATTCTCGTTGTCCGCTTGTAGCATAAATACAATAAGGTAAAACGCCAGCATACTGTTTACCATTAATGTCCTTTTATGGTATGCTATTATTGCTCTGTAGTTCAGTTGGTAGAACGGCGCACTGTTACTGCGAAGGTCACTGGTCCGAGTCCAGTCAGGGCAGTTGTTGTAATTATTATTATTCAATGATGAAATAATATTATATAATATTATTATTGCCCCACGGGTGGCTTTGTAACCTAGCATTATTTTTATTAATTAATGCGAAGGTCACTGGTTCGAACCCAGTCAGGGCAATTGTATTAATTATATATATGCTACTTTTGTAGCCAAGTATGACAGTTGGGATTGCTATCCAACGCCACAGTTTAGTACTATGGTGTATAGAGACTAGTTCTCTTATATATTTTATATATGACCTAGCTAAGTCATTAAACTGGCTGATAGAACTTTATGATTTGTCTCCGAGGATAACGGGACTTTAAGTTAGAATATTATCCACAGTTCTACCTAGGAATTGCTCTATACGACATTGCCATTTAGAGTACCAGTTAATAGGGTCAACACTAATTAATCAAATAGTTCCTCGGTTGGCCTTGACTATGGAAAGTTAATCATAATTGGTATTGAAGCGGGTTGCTAACTCGTTGTACCCCTTGGGTATTATAGGTTCGAGTCCTATACTTTCCGTTATAAGAATCATAAGAAATATAAACCCATTAAACTATATTAATTTTAAAGGCTAACATATATCAATCAGATATGGGGTTAGCTTTTTCTAAATCATATAGTAGTGCCATTGATAAAGCCGTTGTAGACAAAAGTGAGGTAAATAATATGTATAACCCACATAATTGGGTAAGTGAAGAAATAATTACAGCAGATAAACTTAATAATATCGAAACTGGTATTCAGGATACAGAAAAGAAAATAGATGCCGTCAGCACAATTAAGGGGCCAAAAGGCGATCCCGGTAAAGATGCAGTAATCAATGTCGTCACCCAAGCACAGTATGATGCGTTGGCTGACAAGTCCGGCGTCTATTTTATTGAGGGGTGATTGAATGCCAACGATAAATGGTAAAGTATGTGTTGTTAATGGCGTGCCAGTAGACAAGGTGTTCAGCGATGGCAGGCAAGTATACGGCAGAAACCTGCTTACGGGCACAAGCGAAACACGACAAGAGGAAACTGGTGGAGATTACCTCATCAGTACGGCTGGCATGTTTACCCCCAGAAAAGGGAATGAGTATATAGCTACACTGCAGGTGCTAGAAAATGACCACCCACTCGTTTTGCAAATCTGGGAAATGACTAAATGGGGCGCACGAATTAGGTTCGTGATTGGCACTTCCATCACAGCTACTGGTATTGCTAAGATTGCCTTCACTGCGCCTGAAAGTGATGAGTATGATTTGCTAGGGATACAACTCGCATGGACGAACGGTGAAGACACAGGATCATACGCATGGAGTATGGCTAAGGTTAGTTCAGGCACCACACCAACACCTTGGACACCAGCGCCGGAAGACATATTAAAATAGGAGTCATATAATCGAATACGCACAAGTTAAAGGCACTCATTGTTTTTTGAATTACTAAACTAGCACGTAACGACTACTTTATAATAGCATTGATAAAGATAGATAAATCTACCAATAAGCCGGGATTAGGTAAATAATAATTAATATTATTATTAAAAATTACCCCTTATTGGGTAGTATACATAATAATTAAGGATAGGGAACTATCCTTTTTATTTTGGAATAGATTGACAAAAAGCAGTAATAGAGATATAATTTAAGTACAATGTGGAGGTATTATTAATGGGAAATAAATATGTCGGATTTTTAATTGATGTCTTATTAGTTAAAGAAGGATTTAATCCCAAGAATTGGGATATTAAAGAATCCCCAATAGATAATCTATACACTATTCAGAATTTAGATGATTCCGTAGAATTTAGTATTTTCTTTGAAAATAGTGAGGTTGATGGATTCCCTAAGACTACTTACCTATATACCAAATATGCAGATAATAATCTTGCTGAAGATGTTGAAGCAAATAGTATTAAGGAATGCATTGAACTAGGTCAAGGCCCTAAAGAAAAATATCATACGGGGTGGGATGGTAAAGAAACGTTGTTAGGAGAAATCTATAGAGAGAACTGGTAATATGAATAAAGTTAGTAAGCTAATAGATTATGAAAGAATTATTAAAACTTTTCGAGGATGGGGATAGTAGACTATGAAATTCTATGAAGTATTAAAAAGTGTTATGGAAGGGAATAAAGCCTATCGAAAAGGCTGGAATGGTAAGAATATGTTTATTTACCTTGAAAGCGGATCAGTTATTCCTAAGAGTAAGATAAATAATGACACTTTAAGATTTAGTCTAACTGATAAGGAAGTTACAATTAACCCTCATATTGATTTAAAAAATAATAAGGGGGAACTACAGGTAGGCTGGTCTCCTAGCCAAGAGGATTTATTAGCAGATGATTGGCAAGATTTCTATTACCAAGATGGGGAAAAGCCTATTGATACTATTCATGGCGGATTTAGTTATTCAGGAAGTAAAGAAGAAATGCATAATTCTATTTTAGATATATTACAAGATATATTTGAGGAATCGGATGTAATGGAAACTTCTAGAAATGATCTTGGTATGCCATTAAATGAGGCTCTTGTTGTTACTATGAATAATTGGGATATGGGATACCTCACTTATACCTTAGTAACACTTCCAAAAGATTCTCCATTAGGGACTGGGAATTCTACGGGAACCGGAGTTATTTCTATTGATAATATTATTGAATATATCTATAATAACGTTAGCAATATTGGTACTCCCTATAAGTTTAGAGATTTCTGGAATAATCCTGAACGAGTAATCTATGAAATCATAAAAGATAAGATTAACTACTTTTAAAATAATAATAAGTATGGTATAATGAAGCCATACTTATTCTGCTCTAATGGTGTAATGGATAGCATAAGAGTTTCCTAAACTTTTGATTAGGGTTCGATTCCCTATTAGAGCATAGAAGGTGATCTAATTGTCTAGAAGCTACCGAAAGAATCCTATTCTAAAGAATGGTAAATCAGCACACCAGTTAAAGAAAGTAGCAAGCAGAATTACTAGAAGAAGAATCAATCGTGGCGATTATGATGATTCCCTACCACAGAATTGTCAATATAAAAGAATGTATAATAGTTGGGATATTTGTGATTATGTTTCTAGATATAGTATCTCCGAAGCTAAGAAATATATTAATAAAACTTATTCAGAATATAAAAACAATGGTTTTAGTCCAGCAATTCATAAATCCTATACAAAAAGATATTATTATACGCCAGATGGAAAGCCTTATTCTTTTACTTTAAACGATATGTTGAATAATACTAAAAGAAGAACTGATTTAACTGTTAAAACTAAAACATATCATTACACACATATTATTTTTAAAGAAGATACTTTTGAAGAGTTTGTTAGAAATATTTGGATATACTATAAGAAGACTTGGATGTGTAAATAATGATAATTGACTATAATAGCTTAGATAAAGATAGTAAGGACTATTTTGATTATTACCTTCTAGGAAGTATGCCAGAAGAACAAGCTAAGGCTTATAAAAAGAAACGGGATAAAGAATTAGCTAAAATTAGCAGTAAATTAAAAAAGGTAGCAGATATACCGATAATTAGCTTCTCAAATAAGAAAAATGATGATATTCTTAAAGAAGTTAATGCTGTTTTAGCAAAAAGATATAGAGAGAACAAAGATGAATATGATGCTATTTCCAAGCGATTAAAAGCTAAGAATGATAAAGATTATCCTATTTGGGTAAAGAAAATGCAAGAAAAGATTAATAGTAAAGATAATTAAGGGGTGTTATTATGAAATATGAAGAGGCAACTGAAATCATTGAAAGTCTTGATAAGGATTATTATGCACAAATATATCCAATGTGTAATTATATTGTTTCCTACAAGGGAGAAGAATGCTTGTTTGTTTCTGATACCTCCGAGTATAAAACATTCTCAACATCAGGAATAAATATAGCAAAAGAGCTTCCTAAATTGAAAATTGTATGGGAAGTTTTATCTAAATTAGCAGAAACACCTCTAAATGAAAGAGGAGATAAAGGTAATAATCACTTATTCAACGTAATTATTTCAGATGGTGTAACTGTACCTAATAACCCAATATATTCAGTATTAGTATGGAGAAAGAATACTGACTTTAAGAAAACAAAGGGAAACAAGTATCTTAAAGAGGTAGTTACTTTAGGTGACTTATCAACATGGAATGAAGTTATATTTTCACCTTTAGAGTATTTAGACCTAATTAGATATGTTAAGTCAGTTAGTTCAAGTAACTCTGAAATACAAGCTATAATAAGTGGAAAGACTTTAAGTAAAAGTATTTAAATAAGAATATTTAAAAAAACTGAGTAAATAGTATGACCAGTATGTCTTAAAACCACCAAGATAGTGTAAAGCTGGATAAGGGTGCCTGATTATCGGGTATAAACCTAAAATAGAAAGGGAGTTTTCGTTCTTGGATTCAAAGGAATCAAAGTTTCAAGGTAATTATTTTCAGTGGATTAAAAGTGAGTTGTCTGGTTGGGATACTTTCCCTTGGGCAATGTTTACTTTTGGAGTAGGATTTGAATTAGCTCTATTATTCATTAGTCCCTTTACATGGCAAGGATTAGTTACTTTTATTGGAACATTTTTTGGTATGTGGTGTACTGTTGCTATGAGTTCTGGTGGATATGATTCACAAGGGAATCGAGTTATTTCTCATAGTATTAATGGACTAATGGGAGCGATTAGTGTTGTTGCGTATATTACCGTTAATGCAGTGGCTGGACATTGGTTTAGTGTTATCGATCAATTAATTTTCTTCTCTTTGATTGACGTTGAGCTTATGTTCACTTGGCGTACTTGGGGTAGAGGAAAGAATACTGGGGTTAATACTTTAACTAATAAAGGATGGATCTATGTTATTTTAGCAATTATTATTGCTTGGGCTATCCTGTATCCTTTGGGAATTCAATTACAAGATACTAATCCTATTTGGGACTCCCTTACTCTAGCTATTGGGGGAACAGCTAGTTGGCTTTGCTTCCACCGGTATTCTCAGACTTTTTCTTTATGGATTTTGTCAGATGTTGTTAACATTATCCTATGGTTTACTACACTACAGCAAGGATTTGCTCCGGCAACTGCTCTTCCTATGCTAGTAATGACATTATTTTACTTTGCAACAGCTATTTATGGAAAAATTGTTTGGCGTAATCCTAAAACTGAATAATATTGTATAAAGGGGTTGAATTACCCCTTTTTTGTGGTATTATTTATAAAAAACAAGAGGGATATAGTATGCAAGAAGTATGGAAGCAAGTTAGTCTAAAACCATTTACAAGTATTTATCAGGTATCTAATATGGGAAGAGTTAAGGGGACCAATGGTAAAGTTTTAAAACAGCAGAGTAATAAGACCACTGGATACCTAACTGTTATGCTGTATAATAAAGGGTATAGAAAAAATGTAACTGTTCATCGACTGGTAGCTAGCGCATTTATTGATAATAATAATCCAGATTTGTTAACAATGGTTAACCACAAAGATGAGAACAAACATAATAATCGGGTCGATAACCTTGAATGGTGTACCCAAAAGTATAATATGAATTATGGGACATTAAAAGAAAGGCAATCAAGATCTAGACTTAATAATGATACCATTAAGAAAATTCCTATTACTCTTATTAAGGGTAAGAAATACCAAGAATTTAAATCCTTACGCGCGGCTAGTCGTTTCTTAGGAGTTACTCATAGTACCCTAGCTTTGCGTTTAGAAAATCCAGAAACGATGAATAATGTTATTAAGGGCTGGGTAGTTGCCTATAAAGATAGTAAACGGGTAGTTAATAATAACTTTAACAAGAACGCTAAACATGGTACAGATAATCCCTTACACACCAAAACGCAGAAAGAAGTAGAAGCATTGGTTGCCAAAGCTCGTCCTAACCTGACCATGATTGGTGAGTTTTTAGGAACTAAGAAGCCGGCATTATTCAAGTGTTCAACTTGTGGGAATGTTTTTAGAATGCTACCTTATTCAATCTATGGTAGCACCCATTACAATTGTCCTAAGTGTTCTCTTCGAGTAAATGCAGAAAAACGCACGATTACTCAAGAAGATGCCCAAGCCAAGTTAGATAAGTATTTTAAAGGTAATCTAACGATTATTGATAACTATAGTAGAATGAGTGATCCTTGCACTGTTAAATGTAACAACTGCGGTAAAACAGTTACTAAGAGCTTAATGACTTTGTTCCAAAATATTAAGAAGGATAACTACTCAGGTAACGGTTGTGAACATTGTGCTAAATCACGTAACATTACAATTCGTAACCTTAGACGTTATAATCATACTGATGAGGAAATCCTTGAAGCGTTGCATAAAAGGGATTAGATTGGAGTTTAAGCATATAAACAAAGAGTCGCCCATACCTGCTAAAGTATAGGGGCGGCTTTTTATTTTGAAAATAAATATTGACTATCTGTATCCTATATGATATAGTATTTGTATAGACAAGGAGGAATTTTTATGAATACAGAAGATATTAACTCAGTAATAGTTACATCAAACATTGAAATACTAGAAGGTCAATTACGGGATATTTTAAGAGAAAATAAAGATCCTTGGGTTCCACAGCAACAAATTGAAAATGACTTACAAGTCGCTATGAAGACCCTTAATATGGTTAAAAAATATTTGAATGAATAATTAATTATGAGAAAGGATGACAACGTTGGAGGACAAAAGTTTTGTATATCCAGTAACTGATTTATATAATTACGTTACCGGGTATTTAGAAGGAAAAGAAATTTCGTTAACTGATTTAGCAGGGATGTCACAAGACTTACAGAAACGGTTTTTACCAGATGTGCCTTTAAGTAAGTATACAGAGGCTATTGAATCTGTATTAAAACGAGAGGATACATTAAACGCATTTGCTGTAGGGATTTTCTTAGACAAGTCTGCAACTGACTTAGAAGTAGATAGTCCCCTCCAAGAAATTTTAGATAATGATGCAGGACTATTTGGAGTAGATGAGACACTAGCTAGTTCTATTGCAGTTGAATATGGTCAGATTGGGATTACTAGTTTTGGATACTTGGATCATAGCAAAAAGGGAGTATTAAATAAAATTGATAAAGATACCTCTAGCGTTAATGTATTCTTAGATGACCTATTAGGGGCTTTAGTTAGTGCTACTGCCGCTAAAGTGGCTCATGCAGAAGAAAAGAAGTCTTAATATGACTCCCCTACAAGAAATTAATCATCGAGAGCGACAAGTAATGGTTCATGCTTATCTTTATTATAAGCTAAATAAGAACTTACTAGAAGATGATGAGTATGATAAATTTAGCTTTGATTTAGATAGACTTATTAAGAAGTACCCAGAGGACTTTAAAAAGTCGGTTTTCTATAATGACTTTAAAGAGTTCAACCCTTCTAGTGGGTATTATCTAAACTATGACCAACCATGGATTAGAGACAAAGCCTTTTGGCTATTGGAGATAGTTAAATGAATAAAGACATTTTAAAAAAATTAATTAACGAATATGCTATTGCTGAACTTTTAGTATCCATATCTGCTATTATATGCTTCATACTAATTAAATTGCCAATAATTGTTTTAATGCCTATTATCGTAATTTTACTAGTAGTTCCTTTAATTCACTATTTACTTTTAATATGGCTTATTAAAGAATAAAAGAGACCCTAGGGTCCCTTTTTAATCAAATAGTGTATTATCCTCAACTCGTTTTCTAAAATCAGTCGGTTCACTATCTTTATTATCGCCAATAACATCATAAGCAATATTCAAAGTGTCTAATTTATTTTCCCGCAAATAATCCATAGCAATATTAGCTAGAATTTCTGCTTGGGCATAGTGATCGCCGCCTTCATTATCAGAAGACCGTCTAGTAACAACTTCTCTATTAATTCCATTATTGTTTTCAATAGACTTAATAATAACGTTCCCCCAGTGTTTAACTAGGCGTTGTAATTGAGGAGTTCTTTCTTTATAGAAGCCAACTTTCCCTTGCTTAATCATAGATATATGTCGCTTATTCTCTAATAGCTTATCTACTTTAACGGTATTAGAATTAGCATTCCAAACGGGACGGATGCTTCCGCTAGAAGTAGCTAATCCAGTAGTAGGAGAACTATTGTTTTGACAACCGAATACAACGTTTCTTCCCATCATATTCATTAATTCAGCTAGTTTTTCACCACTATCTCCAATATCACAAAGGATTAAATCGGGATTATATGGATCTAGTTTTCTAGCAATTTCTCTAACATCGGCGCCGATTCTAGCGGCGTCAGTAGCGCCAATACCTTGTACTTGGAAATTATTAATAACTTCTAGCTGACCGTTATCTCGCATTCCATAAACTATAACAGAATGCTGAACACCCCAGTCAATACCTACGGTAACAAAAGTATATTCCTCTCTATTTTTAGCCGGGTGTACTCTAGTAGTGTGATTATAAATATCAGTAGGGATAACCGATAGTTTAGCATCTAAGAAGGGTAATCCTAGATCATAGTTAAAGAATTCTTGCTTAGAAGGGGACTGCAATTCACTTGTCTTTAATTGGGATGCAGAAATCCATACAGCGTTAGTTTGACTAATATAGTATCCTCTTACCCCTTGGTTATTAGAAGTACGCTCTGGGTAACGTGGTACCCACATTCCGCCAGTCCTATCCAAAGGATGACCACAATACCGGCATACATACCGGTAAGTACCCTCAGCAACTGTTTTAGCCGCTAAGTCTATCCCATCTTTATTCACTAATTGTATATTTCCGTTTTTATCACCGGGAACGGTAGAGTCAAAATCAGCATATTTAATTTCATTTTGTTTCCCACAGTGCTTACAAGTATATGCCCAGTACCATTGGTCACTAGAATCATATAGTCTATCCACACCTACTCCGGGAGCACTAGGAGTAGAGAACCTTAATAGATATTGCAATTCATTACCCTTTAAGGAGTTTCTAATAGACTGAATAGACTGTTCAGGGGCACGGTCATATTCATCAATAGTTGCTTCTGATAAATCGACACCTTCAGCCGCGGCAGGAGTTGAACTAGTCCGGAAATAAATATAAGAATCCCGAATACGTTTAATTTTCTGACTGTTAGTATTACTATCTACAATAGAATTTAAATATTCATCTTGCAGTACCATGTTAAAACGAGATTTAGTAAAATCTTCTAGTTGTCGATAAGTTGGGAAGAAATAGCCTGCGTTAGCTTTTTTATCGGCATAGGTATCAATCCAATGAAGAGTTTTAGCAATTCCCATTTCCGTAATACCCAATTGCCGGCTTTTAATAACAGCCACATTTGGATGCATATCGGCTAATATTTGTTCTTGCCATTTTCTATCTTGGGCGGCATGAAAGTTTAGATTTCTTTGAGGAACTCTAGTCGTTAATCTACCAGATCCAATCTGATGATGGTTCAAAGTATAATTTTGTGGATATAAAAAGTCTAAAACATATGCAAATTCATCTGGGGAATAATAACTCTTTTCTCCAAAAGTTCTTTTTAAAACATCAGCAATAAAATTCCCATTGAACTGATTATAAGGTAATCCTGAATATTTTTCCATTGAACCTCCTTAGTCGACATCAAAGCCACCATTCCGATTATTTAAAATGGTAGTTCTATCTATCGCGATGTCATCAACGTCTTTTTCTGAAAGATTTTTAATATCATTAATGTCTATTTGTTTCTTATCAACCATTTGACCATCCGATTCCATACCCCGCCTAGTATCAACTTTTAGTTTATTATCAATTGCGTCTTCCTCAGCAAGGGATAGCTTAGGAGGCTTTCCATTTCCTTCTGCGCCATCTTCAGACGTTAAGTGGTTGACTTCTTGGAAAATTTTAAAGAGCTGATTATAATCATTAATACTATTAAGGGAAACTTCTCCCGCTTG